CCAGCGTCAGGGATGGCACTTACAAACTTATGCTTGACTGTAATAGCCATGTTATTGAACTCCGATTATCTTACCGTCTTGTCCCCGTACCACTTGTTTAGGTCTATTGTGGTTTTCGTTGATAGTGTTTACTAAATCACCTAATGCCAAAGTCATTTGTTGGTTACTTTGGCTAATAGCGTCTGCAATAGGTTTTAATGGGTGCTCCATAGATGCGGCCATATCTTGCTCAGTAAAGTAAGCCTGTTCTCCATTAGATTCATCAGCACCAATACGGGCTACTTCAATCTTAGCCCCGTTATTGATGTGGGCAAGTAAGACCTGAGTATTACGCTCGGTATTCATCTTCATCTGTGCGACTTTCATTTCCATCTCACGATCCATCATATTACGCTGTTCTTCAAGCTGGAATTTAAGTTGGTTCTCTTGAGCTTGATATTCTTGCTTGGCCTTCTCCAAATCCATCTGCATCTGCATTTTTTGTTGCTCAATTTGCATCTGCATTTGCATTTCAGCTTGTTTAGCCTGTGTTTGCATCTGTAACTTCTGCATTTCAGGGCTAGGTGGTTTGGGTTGACCTTCCATTTGTGCTTGTTGTTGACGGAACTTATCGGCTGTTTCGTCAATCAATCCCTCTAATCCTTTACCAGCTTTGAACGCTGTTACGCCAAACTTGAGCATTTCAACTAGCATAGGAGTAAGTTCAGGTGTAGCTTGTGCGGCAGGTAAGGCTTGGCTTAAGAATCCACCAACCGCTTGCAAGAACTCCATACGGTCAGCTTTTTCTTGCTGCTCATCCTGATAAATCATGGAATCTGTAGTCACTTCGATACGGAAGTTCTTAGCAGGTTCGTCTTTCAAGAGTTGTAATGCTTGCGGTATAAGTGCTTGATCTTGTGGGGATAATTGCATTGCACCACTAATCTTCACGATGGTGTCATCGGTAAAGTGCTGGCAAATAATCTGTGCTTTGATCTGCAACAGGGCTGTAGCAAAGTTCACTACATCGTGTTGCATAGTCTTTAAACGCCCTGAAGCGTTGTTTGACTTAATGATCTGAGCACCAAGAGTTTCGTTAGGGTCTGTCTGTCCACGCTGAATATCAGCAATACCCATGATTTCGTAGATTTGACCTTTGACCTGCTCCATAGCCTGATAAGCCATGTTTAGACCTTCAGCAATTGGCTTAATGTCTACAAGGTTAATAGCCCCTACAAGTCCACCCTTTTCGCTAAATGCACCGTAGTTCTTAACTGGTAGCAATGCGTTGTTCTCACCTTCAGAGAATAAACGGGCAAGGGATGGCTCAGAAGCGTCATAGACACCCCGAACCTTGAGTGCTTGAATGAATCCATCAATGCGGTCTGCCAGCGTGTCTAGCTGTCTTGCTTGGTCTTGGTATAAAACAAAGTCAGGAACAGGAATTAGGCTGTCGGTTGTCAGGGTAGAGAACATTGGCTTTGGGCAAGGCCAAAAGTTTTCAAGTTGTAATGGGTCATCACGGGTATCAAGAATCTTGCCCATTGACTTGTTTAGCCAAATCACTTCACCTGTAGTCTTGTCCCAAATCTCATAGACAACGGCTTCAGATGCACCTTCGCCCATCTTTTCGTTAAAGGTCTTGGATGTATCAGGCTTGGTATCTAGCGGAATCTTGCCGCCTAATTCTTCACCAAAGCGTTCTACAAGGGCAGGTCTACCCATGTAAACCTTACGCCATACCGCTGTGACTTCTTCCCATGTACGGGCAACGGTTAAACCAAAGTCACGCCAATGGACATAATCTACTGGAGCACATTCGTATTCAATACGCTCTTGGTTCTCACGATGGATGCCACCTTCGGTTTCAGCTTCGTCAATATCTTCAGTTACTTGTAAGCCATCATCAGGCATACCATCGGCTTCACCGCCCATTTCACCAACAATATGTGGCTCATAGCGTACCCAAGCTGTTCCACGACCACCCAATAAACGGTCTTGGACTGTCTGCTTCATGGCACTAGCGTAGTCACCATAATGCTCAATTTCATACTCTAATGCTCGTTCTAGCATCATTGACGCTACACGACCAATAGGGTCATTGTCACGGAATCTGCGACTTACATCAGGTCTAGGAAGTCTAGCAAATACCGCTGGGGTGATGGTTTGGACATTAGACCAAAGGATATTGAACTTGGCATTGGGATTGTTACGACTGCGTTGGTCATCACGATAACGCTTAACAATCTTGTCGGCTCGACCTTCCCATTCCTTGAATGTACGCTCGTAGCTGGCAATACAGTTGTACCAATCTTGGTATGTGTGTTCCATTTTTATATCCTGCGGTGGGTAATTTTAGGGGTTTCTTTCCACATCTCGTTCAGCGTGACATCCGTTTGCCCGACATGAAGTCCTTTAACTCTTGAATCTTTGAGGATAGGACTGTCCTCGTCTTTCCATACAAGGCTAAGATAGCGGAACGCATCGGCAGAGTGGCTTGTCCAATCGTGTTTTGGGCGATCCCTAAATACTTTTTTATCATCATCCCACTCTCGTTGATATTGTCGTAAACATTCAATGCCTTCTTCACATCTATTATCAAACCAACAGCGAGTTAATGCAAGTCGTGTTGCTTGTATTCCGTCTTGAATTGACAGATTTGGAACGATTTTTAGATGTTTTATGTCGATTTTTGCAGAAAATTGTTCGATTATGCTCTTACCGCCCGATGCCATAGTTTTTGCCCGTGCGTCATGAGGTAGGTAATGAAAGCCATATTTGTATCCAAACTCATCTTCTTTTTGTTGCAATAAACCTGTGTAATATGGCACAGCTTGACCATTAGATGAATGGTGATCTAGCACCCGTATCTCACCGTATACCACCTGAAACCACCAAATAGATGTGCTGTCATTAAATCCTAAGTCCCAAGCGGTATGGCAAGGGAACATAGGGTCATAGTCAACCGTAGTAATGCGGTCTAAATCGGTAATCCTACGCATTTCCTGACCATAGTAAGCACCAAGAATGGCAGCTTCAAATGAGCATAGAAACTCTTGTTCATACTGGTTTTCTGACATTGATGCCCTAGCATCTTCTAATTCAGCGTCAGGCAATAACCCTGATTGGTCTGCCCTAAGCATCTTGGAATACCAGCTATCATTGTTTTGGGCGTTTTTATAGATGTCGTAGAAGCTGTTATGCCCCTTTGGTGTGCCAATAAACACAGCCCAAGTTTGAACGCCATTTAATCCATTACGGTCTGTGAGCAAAGGTCTAATAATCTCACCCCATACTCTAGGCTTCATATCACTATATTCGTCAAGTACGATTCCGTCACAATAGTTTCCACGAAGTGCGTCAGGAGCATCAGCCCCAAATAGCCTTATTCGTGAGCCATTGTGCAGTTCTACCCATAATTCTGATTGATTAGCCTTGACCATAGCTGGTGCGGCAAAGCGACAAAGGTAGTCCCAAGCCACAGATTTAGCCTGACTATAAAACGGACACATGTAAAAATACCTGCCGTTAGGCTTGTTTTCTTTTATAGCCCGTTTAATCAGGTCATTGATGCTGGCTACGGTCTTTCCTGCTCTACGGTGACAGACTAACACCGCCCATCGTTGTTTTCGCTTGTGAAAGTCTTTAAACGCATCCCTAACCTTATATTCAAACTCATGGACTACTTCAGTCATCTTGCCATTTGTAAATATGGGTGATGGTTGCGGTGCTGTCTTGCACTTGTTCTGTCCTAGCTAGTTTAGGCACATGGTATTCAGCGACTTGCATAAAGCAATCAAACGCTACTTTTGGCCCTAACTTCTCGTTCATAGCGATCTCGTCAAGCCATTGTTGTAGTTTGTCTGCGTTACCATCCACGAACTTAGCGATCGCTTCTCTAGCGAGTGCTGTGGACTTATTAGGGCTACCTTTAGGTCTACCTTTGGGATTATTTGTTTGTTGTTTATTGTCCATATCTGCTTCAAGTAGTTGATTAAGATAGGTTAATTCTACTACTATTTGACTTCTTTATCCAAGTCTTTAAGTTTATTAGCTAATGCTGCTCTACGCTCTAAACGCTCACGCTGTTGTTTCTCTAGCGTTGATTCAGTATGCGGCCGTAGCATTGCATCTTCTTTTTTGTATTTGCGGCTCATTGGGGTAGTTGGGATCATTTTTACCATTACATATCCTTCATTGCGTCAGAAATAGCTTGTCTGCGTGGCTTTGCAGTCTTGGCAGATTCTTTAAAGTCTTTAGCAGTTGGAGCATTTTTGCTGCCAACCTTGTTCATCTTCTCGCCCGAACCATGCTTGATCCGCTCTTGTTTAGCATGAATATTGGCATACAATCCGTTT